AGGCTCCCCTTTTCCCGCTTCAATCAGATACAACTCCCCAAGAGCACTGATAAAAGCTATACCAGCCTCCCCAGAAGCAACAGCCATCTTGGAGCTAACCGCTATGTCGTACTCCTTAACTATACCAAACGTCGGAAGAGGGGCTTGTTGCAGTTCAAGAACCACAACTTTCTTAGTGCCAAAGACATACAGCTTCTTATCAAGGGTTACAATCTTTTTAATTGCCCCACAGAAGAGCCTCATATATCCTGCACCAGTGGCCACGTTATCCACGTGCATAGTAAAGTCTGCGCTCAACAAGCGGTTAGCCCAAGCTATTGAATCTGTGGATATGTTCGAGATTTGGTTCCAACTATAGATGTTACCCAACACCAGGAGGCCATCGAAACTACAACAAGCATTAGCTTCAGGCGCATTAGTACCAGAGACCAATGCTCCAGTGGCATCTCTCACATAAGTCTTATTAGCCCCAGTCAACACTATACTGTCTTTGAAGTCGGCACAGTCGTAGTGCTCAGTCGCTACCTGACTCTTTTTAAGTACTAACACCCCTGCTACGATCTCATAGATTCCAGTACCATAGCAGGCATACTTAAACTTGTCCGTCACAATAAGCTGGGTAAAAGGCCAACTGATAGCCAAATCCAAGTAAGACGAGAACGGCTGTTTGAACTCCATCCCCTTACCCATAGGCACAGCGTTTTTGGCGCTAAAGAGCCCCATAATATCTACACCTTTAGTAGGGGCGATACCCGCAGAGATAGCCATCCTAAGCATTAAGGGATATTCTCTCATGCCCGTTCCTTCTCAACAGTAAAGTAGCCTTTGCCCTGGAAGACGCCACCCATCACTACATAGGCTCCTGTCTCGTCGATCTCCGTAGCTGTAAACCGAGCATGGAGAACGGTTATATCCGAGAGAGTGAGCCCGCTAGTGTAGCGGTTCCTTCCTCGCTTGAGGCTTATACTGGTGACTGTATAAGACTTGTCGACGATCGAAGTAAGAGTAAGTTCTCCTTGTTTAGCTCCGATCAGTTGGATCATAAAATCCTTAATATGCCCCACTGGAAGTATGATCGCTGCCTGGCTCTCAGGACTGCTGATGAAGAGAGAGATCGGAACATTAGGAGCCATCACGACCTTATTCGGTTTGTTCGCTTTGGTCTGAAGTTCATTTATTCTCTTCTCCAAATTGGCTACAGTTTCCTCATTCATACTCAGCCCTCCATCCGAACTATGTTAACTATCTCCTGGGCGACGGCGTCGAAGTTGAGTTGTCTGACCAGATCGTCTACAACCGCTTTGCATTCCTTCACTCCTTCGAAGTTTCGATAGAAACGTTCCAACGACAAGAAGGCAGAGGCTACAAGGATCTCAGGATGCTCTTCAGTCCAGTAACTCTTGTCTGTGTCCAGAGTTAAGGCCGGCGAATAGAAGAGACCTTCTACTTCTATACCGTACGTAATATCTGCTTTGACTCCGAAGAAGAGGCCGGCATGAGCATCAGACTCATACGAAGCATTGGCGAATACTCCAGACACATACGAGAGGTCTGAGTCGGGAGCTATCTTCGTCAACAGTGGAGCATAACACTGAGGGGCCCCAAGGATCAACTCCTCTGTATCCTCATCGAACCATTCTATCAGAGTACCAATAGTAGCTTCTTCAAGACGAGTCCTGGAGTCTACCTCCAACCGATACACTTTTTCAATTACCCTAGCATAGGGAATATGAATAGAGTGATGATTCGGCAGAAGTTTAGTAAAGTACCTCGCCTTATGTCTACCTATTTCTAACTCCCGATCCAAATAGCGCTGACCGGCTCTGATAAACCAATCTGCTCCATTGTCTGCCCAGGAGACTATATCCGTAACTAAGTCATACCGTCCAGTCGATTCGATAAACTTTTGGCGTACATCAAGCAGAGGCATAACACGCTCCGTTTAAATTTTGAATGAAGCGGAGAGCCGAAACCCTCCGCTCCAGTTAGCGAGATTAACCGTTTACTCCGACGTTGTACAGAATGGCATGAGAGTCAGGGTGGTGGAATTCCAGACCGGTCTCAGTCAGGAACTCTTCAGCTTTACCATCCCGGCCAGCTCCGATGGATTCGGTAGTGCTGTTATCCGGCTTGAAGATAGTAGTTTGCAGCGGCCGCTCTTTGAGGTTCTTGGTATCCAGAATCAGCATGGTGTTCCTGTCGGTGGCTTCGAAGCTGAACAACGGATGAGTCTTCAGCATAAGTTCGCCAAAAGGAGTTACCCACCGAGTTACCTTGATGCCGTAAGAAGCAGTCGCCGGAGTCAGGTTCGTCCAACCTGCGGCCTTGGCCAGTTTCTGAATTCCCAGAAGAGCGCCAGACCCGCAGAGGGCCAGTTTCTCAGGAGAGCCATACCGGAAGATTTGCTCGAGCTTCTCATCGAGCCACTCTTCGCCAGCACCCAGCCAGGTGTTTCCCGCCTCTTCGACAGCAAAGTCGAGAACGTTGGCCGGCACGTTGGCTTTGATGAAGTTGACGATACCACCAGTAGTCCGCATAGGCAGACCGCCAGAACCGGTGCCCTCAGTAGGAACACCCCAGATGAAGTTCTTCTCCATCTCCATCCCGTGGAGTTCCAGGGCTTCTTTCTTGATGCGCTTGTAAGCGTCACCAGTGCGCAGGCGAGTCTGCATTGCAGTACGGCTGATCTGCAGAGCGGTACGGAAGATCTGGGTATAGTTCACGTACTTCACCGGATCGTAGGTGATCGCCGTAGGCCGGTCTGCGTTCTCCTCGTGCATGTTACCGATGATGAGGACGGTGTCGTAGGTGTTATCGAGAGCAGTTGTTTCAGTCGACTTACCTTTGTATTCCTGCAAGACTACGCAAGTAAGGTAAGTTGAGTCGACCTTAGATACGCGACAACGGCAGTCGCGATCATAGTCGCTGGCGTCACGCAGCATGACAATGTGGCCGACTTTGTACTTCTTGTACTCGTCCGTCGGCAGCTTGACGTAAACAGTTTCGCCGGCACCGAAGTCGTTGTTACCAGCTGTATCGTAGTCCCACTGAGCTTTGGCGTCAAGAGTGTTCGCAGTATGAACATCGCCGTCTGCTCCAAGCGCAGTACGCTGGCTGGGAACTGTCTTCGTCCACCAGTTAAACTCGGGATCATTCACCGGCTCGCTGGCAAGCATGCTCAGCAGCGCGGTAAGAGGCATCATCCCGTTCGGGTAGAGGTAAAGAATCATCTCGCGATAGTTCGTCGGCCGCTCTTCAGTCGACCAAGAACCAGAACCACGTACTCCTGGAAATGCAACAAGATCTGTCATGCTATATTCCTCCTGTTTAGTTTGGGATTAAATTCTACTACGTTCAAAGACAAGTGTTACCTTGCCTTTGGCTGTGTCGGTAGAACCGCCATCGCAGGCGATTTTCAACCGCTCTCCAGCTGCGAACTTTCGGTTTGCCTGGTTTGCGAATGTAGCACTGAAGACGGAACCAGCTGCGGAACCCGAGTTAGCGATGGTCAACGTCTCAGTCATGGCGCCTGTTGGGTTGGAGAAAGTCAGAACTGCATCACCTACGGTAACTGCTCCGTTGATTGTGCAGTAAGCCTTCTTCAAAATCCCAGTGATCGGAACCGCCAAGTATACATCCTCAGCAGTACTCACATCCGCTATGTCTACTGTGAGAAAGACATCCATGCAACCGAGCTTAGTAAGGACATTTCTCATCTAACGTACCTCCATAAGGTCGGCCAGTTCTTTTTCAAGACCGGTAAGGGTTGGTTTCGTCGGCTTCGAACGATTGCCTGGATTGGGAAGACCAGGACCTGGACCACTTGGACTCTGTTGCGTAGCACGGGCTTTCATCGCTAGGCGCGTCCGCACCTCGATGGCAGTCTTCTCGAGAACTTCTTCAGGCTTGAGTCCAGGATTTTTCGAGGCGATCTCATTCGCCACAACTCCAACAAACGGCCTGATGCCGGCCAAGTCCTCATTGGCTCGGTAGAATTCTCGACTCAACTCATTAAGATAGAGTTGCTGTTTGATCATAGTTTGAACCAGCTGAGGAACCGATTGTACAGTTCGCTCAACTGCTTGATCACGTACCTGAGTCAGGATCTTCTCGAAGACTTGTTTGTTCTCCAGAGAAGACTGAAAGTCATCTTCGGATACTTCTACTACAGGCCCCCAAATGTTTGGAGGAGTAGTCTGCATTGTCGGTGCTTGGGTTGGTGTCGGCTCAGTAGTCTCAGTAGTCTCAGCCGGCGTAGTTTCTATATCCGCCAGGCTGATACCATGAGAAGCCATGACCGAAGCGAGACGACTAATCTCCTGCCTCAGCGCAGTTGCTTCATCCACTCCCTCAGATTCTTCTCCTGGCGGTACATCATCAGCCTGAGGCGTTTCGCCTTCTGTCGAATCCTCCGTAGGTGCTGTGCTTTCCCCTGGCGCAGGTTCCCCAGCCATGAAGGCGTCGAAGAAATCTTGCTGCTGCCCGCTACTTGTTTCTGTCCCATCCGGAGTTCCTCCTTCATTAGGAGTTGCTTCTTCATTCGGGAAGATCATCTTCTTGCTCCTTTCGTTTAGACTCACATTCTGCTAAGATGAGAGAGGAGAAAGCTAGGATAAATCTCATAGACTTTGCCTCTCCCTGTAACCGTGGGAACTCGTCAGACGAACAAGCTTCGAGTTCCGTTCTGGTTATTGTCAATCTTGCTTTGATCGTATCTTGGAATTCCTTCCAGCAAGCAGTCTGGAAGAACTCACGCCATTGTTCTTCGGAACAGTTTTCAGATAGTTCGAAATTAAACTCATCCACGGTATGCTCCATTCATTTTTTGAATCAAGCACCAATTGGAACCAGATTACCTTTATCGGCTTCGTTGAGAACAGTCTCATCTGGCATCATAGTTGGCGCCACATTCCCTCCCTGTTGGACAAACTCATTCACATTGGAAGCACCCATCAGAACTGCTATGTGCTTAAATATCCTGACCATATCAAACTGCTGGCTGAGCATTGGATTCTGTCCAAGTATCTGGTAGAGTTCTACCCACTCCTTACCATTCCCCTGCTGCTTGTTCATTATATCCTTAAGCACGATGTCATAGTCGATCATCAAGTCAAAGGGGCTGACTGAAACTCGATTATCTGGAGACTGGATGCTCTGTAAGACTTCTGGCCAATCGCCTATTACTTTGACATAAGTATCTTCCGACATCAACTGTTGCGTATGAGCGGCGAAGAGGTATGAGATATCATACATCGCCTGCCAGCTAATAACCTGAGCCATACGCTCCAGGCGGCTGACTGCATTGCTTCGGTCTCCCGAGATCTCAGTCGCCGTAATCCGCTCGCTTGTCTTTCTAGTGATACCTTGAAGAGAGTCATTCGATGCACTAACCCTATTCATTAGTTCGATGATATAAGACGAATCAGAAATGTGCTGTCGAGTAACATCGTTAACTTGCAGTTGCTTGACAGCACTCTCTACACCTTTACCCCAGCCAGCCCGTCTCAGTCTAACAAGTTTCCCTGGCTCGGGATTCTCCAGGTCTTCCATATTGACCAGGTAGGGGTCAACTATCAGCATATCGTTAAGAGCTTTACGCACGTTAGCGATATGAGAGGAGAAGAGCCAATCGAGTGTTTCTTGTAGCCCGTACACTACTTCCAAGCGACTTACTGGAGTCGGAGAATAACCGTCGAAGTCAGGAGCCGCTACAGCCATCGGGAATAAGTTATGATTCAGCCCAACTGGACGACACTCAATAACTACTGCATCCCCAGCTATGGCGAAGTACCACTTCTCCGGATACTCCTGATTACCAAGTCCCCACTCTTTAGGTATGATCTTGCAGTACATATAGATGACGTCTACTGGCTTCTTAATCGCATCCAGTTCCCGTAACTCACCCATGTTGAATCGCTCGTTACGCTTACTAGCATCGTCAGGAATAAGACTTGAGCGCCCACTTATATGTTTCAAGTACTTCACGTTGAAGATGTCAGAAGAAGTACTTTCAGACCCAAGCAAGTTGAGAAGGTTTGTCTTCTCGAACCAACCAGAGAACTCTCCCCGCTGTATCTCATGAACTGATACCGATGGATCAGGGAGATAGCAATAAGGGTCTATATTCTTCAGGGTGTTTCCTTCATAGATAGTAGTTTCCATACTATCCCTAAACATCCCTGTTTTCATAAAGTTACCGAGGAAAGAAAAGAAGCCTTTTTCCTTAGGTATAGAACGCTTCGCTACCACTTTCTCCCAACTACAGGCCACGCTTCCTACACTATAGGCCAAAGAGTCCCGAAACATCGTATGGAGATTGAGAGCTACCTTCGCCCTCTGGCTCTGCTGCTCTATGAGCTTCTCCAGCAGTTTGGCTCCAACCAGATCTTCCGGTCCCCTTCCCTCGTAGGTAAAGATAGGGCCAGACAAGAAGGTAGAAGTCAAGTAGGTCAACAATGTCTCGAGTGTAGCATAAGCATAAGGCACAACTATCGAGACCGGCTTCCTAGCATCCTTCCTCTTGATCTTTGTCTCCATCTCGTCAAGGGGCACATAGGCGGTAAGAACCCGATCTATCTGATTCCAGGAAGCATGACGACTACTCATCTTCTCGTACGAGTGGCGCGCTCTCTCATAGACGTTCTTACAAATCTTCTTGCTCAAGTCTGAAGTAGGGCTCAGATCCAAGTTGAGAGGATACTCATAGTCGTAATGCTTATCAGAGAGTCCTTGTAAGTTAGCTGACCCACTCTGTCCGTATGCTCCACTAATATACATATCAGGCTCCGTTAGTTAAACTTATACCAAGTAGTAGCACCGTCAGAAATAAGCGTGACAGATTCGCCCTCGAGCGTCAACGTAAGAGAGGTTCCAGCGTCTATGTAGTCCGAACTCTGACGCTGAACTGTGACTACGTTTGCTGTCGAGTCACTCTTCTTGATCCTTATAGTATATCCCTCTGTTACACCCGCAGCCAGAGGCATCGTAATAGTTATCGCCGTACTCCCAGCGTTTGCAATAATCGCTGAATCGTCAGTCAAAGCACTGTAAGTTGCCGCAGTTATAGTCTTAAAGTTAGTACGAGGGTAACCGCCTACCTCGCGCCAGATACTATCCTCAAGAACCAAGCAGATAGCCTCACCATCTACGAGCTTTATGTCTGCTTGCCCCTTGAGTTGTATCAGCCCAGCATCGTGCTGGATTGTAGTGTTGGCATCCCCCGCTATTAACATGACAAACTGACCTTCGTACCCATCGTCGAGATAGGTAATAGTCGTGGCGCCAGCGTTAGCTGTTACCAAAGCAATAGTATCAGCAACGCTAGGAGAGGTATCAGCGTTAGCTGCGGCCTCCAATCCTGGGAGGGCTGTAAGAACCGAAGCCTCCACAGTATTCAACTGCGTCTTCAGAGAACGAATCTCTCCAGCATGAGTTGAGAGGAGATCAGTATCAGCAGGTGTTGTGGTGTCTAATGGCATTGTTGCCTCCTATGTTACTGAAGTAAGTATTCCGTTAGTAAAATGTAAGGTCGCTGTAGTCTCTGGAGATATCCCAGTTATCACCGTTACATCCTGAGTAACACCAGAAGCCAGCGGATTCGCTGGAGTACCATGCGTATGATCTGCTCGAGCCATCTTAGTTGACGTACCAACAGCAGACGATTGTCCAAAACTTGTCTCGCTAACAACGGCTGTGGCGAAAGAAGTCAACTGACTAACTCTTACAACTTGGCCATCTTCAGCCAGAAGAGGATCACTCTCATCCACTAGAAACGGCCCAACAGAACCTATGTATATCTCTACGTCTGCCATATATGCTCCGTTCAAATTTTAAATGAAGCGCCAAGCCCCCAAACTCGGTAAAGCATCCGCCTTGTTCAACGCTTCCAGTTCAGCATACTCATCTTCATCGGGTGATTCTGAGTCGAAGAACCTGTCTCCAATGTCAAAGAGTTTTACAAAGTAAGCTAAGGCGTCAATAGCATCGAATCGGGTACATCTAGGAAACGACATTAACTGGCCCTCAAGTACTCCAGCATTCTCCTCATTATGTATAACGTGGCCGTTACGATAGAAAGGAACCATACTAGCTATGCGTTCCTCCTTCTTACCAACAGCCTTAAGTTCGATCAAAGGGTAGATCTTTCCCCTCTTAACCATTTCATTCTTAAACGGGTAAGTAATAAACTCATTCAAAGAGGTAACTTCCAATCCAATAGCACTTGCACGAAACTGAGCTGCCAGCTCGAGAACTCTATCATATAGCTGATCTGGATATAACTTTTCAGCCACAACTCTTCGAACATAGACCTTTCCAGCCTTTCTATCCAATCCAACTACCACGATACCAGACTCACATGAGTGCAACTTGACAGTCTTCGCAGGGTCGACAAGAATAACCGTTTCCAGCCGCCCTTTCTGCTTAATAAACTCCTCGTCAGTCTCCTTGTAGTAGCGGAAGTATTCTTTCCTAAAAGTGGCGTCCTCAGTCGCTATTGGTATATTCCTGAATTCGCGATAGAAGACATCCAACATTCCCTGATTTCTATAACCATCTGCGAGTGCTCTTACAGCCGCATCACTCATCAAATCAGGCCAGTTTGACCGATAGTTATCATCGCAGATCTCTAGTCGAATCGAATACCACTCAGGGTCATTTAAGAGATTCTCCAACAAGCCATCTTCATGTAAGACTGTACCAACTACAACTATCTGCCAATTCTTCGACCGGTCAACCGAGTTCATGACGTCGGCAAAGAACCACTCCTTCGTCTTCTTTCTAATCTCTTCATTCTTCACATCATCTGGATTCTCTATATCATCTCCAATGATCAAATCAGGCCGGAATCCTCTCCAGTTGAAACCCCTGATCTGCTGCCCCATACCGCGAGGCATTACGACAGTACCGGTTTCGTCACTCTTGGAGCCCCCAAAAGCTACCCACATCTCCTTAGAGAAGGACTCGTCACTTCGGATATCCCCAAAGAAAGCCTTCACTAACGGATTACATACGAGTTCCTGCTTTAAGTTCTCCGACTGCATAGTAGCCTGAGTCGCAGTATTGGAGATCGGAACTATGAATCGCTTATCTCGGAAGAGTATCTTCTTTGCTGGATACATCAAGTTGGACAAAGAAGTCTTGCCGAAACCCCTAGGAGCGGCTATTGCAATCTTCTGCCTTCCGCTCTCGAGGGCTGCGAATAGTTCCTGATGGATAGTGGAGAACGGCAAGTTGAACCGTTCAGGAAAGATTGTCTTGGCAAACACTGCATCGTTAAGATAGCAGTTCGCCAAGATATTCTTTATCTCTTCGCTATCACGAGGTAAGACTACTTGGTCATACATCTATGATCACCCCAGACTGCTTTCCGACGTCTATTGCCCGCCGCTTGATGTCTTCAATCTCGTCTTTGGTCAAGTGTGCGACTATGGACTCCGACTTGATAACCTTAGGGGCGGCAAAGCCTGCACGATCCAGCAGATCTTTAGCGTTACTAGACCTAACGTGCGCTGGGGTGTCTTGGTCGTTCATGATAGTTTCAAGCACTTCTATACACTTCGGAGCAAGATCCCGAATTGCTGCAGCTACGTCCACACTATTGGCATCTCGCTGAGCCCGAAGCATAGAGAGCTTATCTTGAACTATTCGGCTATTCAAAGTGTAGCTAACACACACTTCGGTTACACCCAGTTCTTGGGCTATCTCCTTAGCCGGCCTACCCAGTAGAGCAAGACGAGTTATCTCATGATGCCTTTGCGTCATCTGCTGGATCTGGTATTCTCTTTGGAATGTTTGAAGTTTTCCCATAACGTGCTCCGTTCAATTTTTGAACACAGGAGATCAGTACCTAGCTGCTTCGGCTGCAATAGCAAGGAGAACATCCCGCTCAGAGTAGCTGCTATTGCCCTGTAAAACAGTATTAGCAGCAATCAAGATGGTTTGTAGCGCTCTCACCAGCTCTCCAATCTGAGCTTCCCTGTTAAGCAGCTTCTGTTCCTTGTTCTTACAGCCTAAGCAGATAGGTTCCATCTTGTCCTCCTACTGTTGCACAGAACCTCCAGTAACGTTGGAGTCTTTTGCGAAGTAGCCAAGCATCAACGAACCAGCAATGGCCATTACCTGCCCAATAGCAGCAAGGATGGGATCATCTACCTGAGTCAACCCAGTACCTGCCGCCAGTAGTGCCCCTCCAAGAGAGGTCTTCCAGTTCTTTTTCATCTCTCCTCCTATTGAGTCAACGAAGCCGGGATGGTGGTGTCTCCGGTCGTCAAACTCGGGTTGGTATTAGTGGTGACATTCTTCTCCTGTTTGGCTGACACAGATACCTTGACACCTTCTTCTGCTGTCCCTGGAGGACAGTTGACTACCACATCCAGAGTCATACAGCTCGATAGAAACAAACAACTAATCGCTATCATCAGCTTCTTCATCTTCGTCCTCCTTTGGACATTCATAAGCCATACATCTTAACGTATCTCCAGAAGCCGGACACTCCTTGTCTTTACGACCACTATGCTTGCAGAACAGATGAATCACCCCCTAACGAAAAGGATCCTTGGTTGGATGATCTGCATTGCGTTGTGCTGTAATACGAATCATAGAATCTTCCAACATAGTTATCCTCTTCTCTACCTGAACAGCATAGATAACTACTGGAAGTAAATAGACTAGAATCCCAGCACAGCCGACCCAAAGAACTCCACGTAGCCGAGCATCTATGGAAGATAACAAAGCTGCGTTGTCAGTTAACTGCTCATTAATGCTCTCATGAACTTCACAGGTTTCGGGCATTATCACCTCCTTGTTATTTTAATACTCCTATCGGAAAGTCACGCCTGCCGCAGACACGCCAGAACGGAGGGAGCCGGTTGGGGTTGCAGTTTCGTCTCCGATTGGCGTAGTGCTCGATACCGTAACATCATCCATGTATAAAAGCATATCAGCATAGGAGTTTCCGTAGTCTCCCAGACTGATGTGGTCCCATATATTGCTATTACCATCGTTTCTGTTACGCATATTGTAGGCGTGCATCCGCTCTGTGCCATCAATCCATACTTCAGTTTCACCATCATAGTTCC